TCCGTGAGTTCGAATCTCACTCCTTCCTCACATTATGCTCTCGTGGCGCAACGGTTAGCGCAAGATGCTTATACCATCGAGGTTACAGGTTCAAATCCTGTCGGGAGTACAAAAGACCTCGTAGCTCAATTGGTTAGAGCTTCGCACTTTTAATGCGAAGGTTTCGGGTTCGAGTCCCGATGGGGTCACTACAAAGGAAACTAAACCTACTACATAGGGTGAAGATATCTAAGGTCGTGATGTAGATGTCGACTTAAAGTTATTTGTTGTTTCTTTTGTTATACGCATCATTAGCTCAGTTGGTTCAGAGCATTTGCCTTACAAGCAGAGGGTCGGTGGTTCGAATCCATCATGGTGTACCAAACATGAAGAACAGAAGTATGGGTAAAAGACCAGCGCAGGTCTCCATATGGAGTTAGCACCCTCTGCCGAGGCCTCGTAAAACTACGATTAAGCAGTTAAGATTAGGACGAGACGGGTATCCTAACTTCATGTTATTTGGTGATGTAGCTCAGTTGGTAGAGCGGAGGCCTGAAGAGCCTCGCGTCGTTGGTTCGAATCCAACCATTCACCACACAATACGCCTGTATCGCATAGCGGCAATTGCAACTGACTGTAAATCAGTTCTCGTTTGAGTTCGGAGGTTCGAGTCCTTCTGCAGGCACACATTGGAATATAGCTCAGCAGGTTAGAGCATTTGACTGATATTCAAAAGGTCGCTGGTTCGAATCCGGCTATTCCAACATTTGGTTCTTTAGGCTAACGGATAAACCACTTCGCTACGGACGAAGAATTAAACGTTCGAATCGTTTAAGAACCACATTTTGGTACTGTGTCCGATTGGCAAGGTGGAGCTCTGCAAAAGCTCTTATGTTGGTTCAAATCCAACCAGTACCTCAAAAAAAGTGGGTGTGTTGAAATGGTATCATTACGGTCTCCAAAACTGCAGTTCGAGGTTCGAATCCTTGCACCCGCGCCAAAATGGCGAGATAGCTCAGATGGTTAGAGCGTAGGATTCATAACCCTAAGGTCGGCAGTTCGATTCTGCTTCTCGCTACTAAAAAATTAAACAAATGAAAAGGTTCAGATCAGTAGACAACAGAGTGGTAGAGGTTGTTGAACATACTCTAGGAATCTTGAAAAGATACCCTAATTTAAAAGTTCATATTGGCACTGATTCTCAAAATATAGGATTAGAAACCATTTATGTAACTGTAATAGCGTATCGTTTTGGTATTAGAGGTGTTCATTACATCTATACAAAAGAAAAAGTTCCACTAGTACGAGATATGTTTACAAGATTATTTGATGAATGTGTTCGTACTTTAGAAGTGGCAGAATGGTTTACCCAACAAATCAACGTAAATGTTGAGATTGATATGGACTATAACCAAGACGAAATTGCCCCTAGCCATAAGCTTATAGGAGCAACTCGCGGGTGGGCTGTATCGTTGGGATATAAAGTGAATGTCAAGCCTGATATTCAAATTGCAACTAGAGCGGCAGATTATCATTGCCGCTAAATGGTGGATGTAGCTTAATTGGTAAAGCACTAGATTGTGGTTCTAGCAATTGTGGGTTCGAGTCCCATCGTTCACCCCAAAGGAAGATTGGCTGAGTTGGTCTAAAGCGGCACCCTGCTAAGGTGTTAATCGGGAAACTGGTTCATTGGTTCGAATCCAATATCTTCCGCAAAATAGTTTGGTAAAATAAAAATTATTTTGTATATTTATGCCGAAGTGGTGGAATTGGTAGACACACTGGTCTTAGAAACCAGCGCTGAATAGCATTACGAGTTCGAGTCTCGTCTTCGGTACCATTTGTCTTGATAGCTCAGTGGTAGAGCAAGCGGCTGTTAACCGCTAGGCCGTAGGTTCGAATCCTTCTCAGGACGCAAAAAGACGCTCCGTTCGTCTAATTGGTTTAGGACATTCCCCTTTCACGGGAAAGCTTACGGGTTCGAGTCCCGTACGGAGTACAAAAGCATATCGCGGGGTAGACTGGAGATGGCACCAGCTGGGTCTCATAAGCCCAACCACGAGGGTTCGAATCCCTCTCCCGCAACCAAAGGGCTGTTAGTTCAGTTGGCTAGAACGTCTGATTTGCATTCAGAAGGTCATCGGTTCGACTCCGGTACGGTCCACAAAAAATGCTTCCTTAGCTCAGTTGGTAGAGCTCCCGCCTTGTAAGCGGATGGTCGTTGGTTCGAATCCGACAGGGAGCTCAAACGCGGCAGTAGCTCAGTTGGTAGAGCATAACCTTGCCAAGGTTAGGGTCGCTGGTTCGAATCCAGTTTGCCGCTCAATTCGCGATAATAGCTCAATTGGTAGAGCATCGTCCTTCCAAGTCGGAGGTTGCAGGTTCGAGTCCTGTTTATCGCTCAAATGGTTCGTTAGTAGAGTTGGGTACAATATCGCACTGTCACTGCGAAGGTCATGGGTTCGATTCCCATACGAACCGCATTTAGGGGAATATATCAATTGGTTAGATTACGTGCTTTGGGAGCACGAGGTTGTGGGTTCGAGTCCCGCTTCCCCTACACAGCTTTTCCATAGATTAAAAAATATAAGAGCAGTATATGTATAACAAGATGGATATTAATAAAATATTTAATTCTTTTTCTGAGGAGGACGATAATGTTGCTTCTGTCGATTTTAGCGAGCACCCCATTTATTTACTGGGGATGTTTAGGAAGTTAATTACTAGCCATAAGCTTTATGGTCTTAAAAATATACTTTCCATAGTTAATGTAGTTCCTGATATTGATAAAGATGATATAAAATCCATAGGTGATTTTATTTTGTTTAATAGGGCGTGGGATTATATAAATAAAATCGATATTATCAACGAGACTCATATCCAAATTGTAAAAGATAGTCACAGCAACCAATTAGTGGATGCTATAGATTGTGCCATTTCGTATTTTGAAACTAAAGAAGAATATGAAAAATGTGCGCATTTATTTAATATAAAAAAACTACTATTAACTTCTGTCGAATAAATTTGGCAGTCTAATATATTCCCCGTATATTACGGGCAACCAAATCATTTATTATGAAAAACAGAGAAATTATAATGCGCCGACTAGAAAAAGCAGAAGGCAACATTTCCAAATTATTTTTAATCCTTCAACGCGCAGGTTCTAGAGACCAATTTGAAGATATCCTTAAAGATACTCAGGAAGTACTTCAAGATGCTAAATCTTTTGTTCAACAAGAACCACTAGGCCCTAATGAAATAAATTAATTTTAATCAGTTATGAAACTTACAGCAGAACAAATTCAAGAAAATTGGGAACAATTTATCCAACACATTAATACTTGGATATCTTCTCCCCGCAAAGAAAAATTGTTAGAATTTTACGAGCAATATAAAGATCGTTTAATTCTAATGCCAGCCGCCCACAAAAAAGAATACCACAACGCTTTCCCAGGCGGCTATATCGAACACGTTAATCGCGTTGTTGAATGTGCCCTTAAACTTAACAATTTATGGGGTGAAATGGGAGCAGATTTAAATACATATACAATCGAAGAACTTGTATTTTCTGCTATTAATCACGACTTAGGTAAAATGGGAGACGAGCAAAACGAATCTTATGTTGCCCAAACAGACCAATGGCGTCGAGACAAATTAGGTGAAGATTATATGTTTAATAATAAAGTAGCATTTGCCTCTGTTCCTGATCGTGGTTTGTATTTGCTTCAGTCTCACGGTGTTCAATATTCATTCAACGAAATGTTAGCCATTCAGACCCACGATGGTTTGTACGATGAAGGGAACAAAAAATATTTAGTGTCCTATGCTCCTGAACAAAAACCTCGTACTTGTCTTCCATTTGTTCTACACCAGGCCGATTTAATGGCAGCTAGAATTGAATTTGAAAGAGAATGGTTACCTAAGTTTAAAAATCCTGTGGAGGCCCCTAAGAAGAATTTTACATTGGATACTAATGCCAAACCAACATTAAGTAAACAGCAAAAAGCATTAAGTACAATTAAAAGCGAAGGATTAAAAAATCTATTAGACAGTATATGATAGTATTAGTAATAATTTTAGCGTTAATGGTCGTGGTCCTTGGATACACGACCTTTAACCTTCTCAAGAAAAATGAAAAGCAAGAAGATATCCTTACAGGATATATGGTTTATTTAAATAAAGTTTCTAAAATCATAGATGAATCTGATAAGAAATTAAAAGAAATAGACCATCGAGGTTCATTTAAAGCAGACGATGAAATCGGATTTTTCTTTGATAGTGTTAAAAGCATCCAAACAATCCTTAATACTTTCATTAT